TGGATATAATTCTGATAGAACACAATCTTCAGATGGATTTCTAAGGAATGCATGTAGTTGTCATGCTGAAATAGATGTGATGAGAAAGTTGGAAAAGAGGATAAATAAGAAGTCGTCGTTCTCAACACAGAGGAGAAGGTCGTGCTTTTTATGGAAAGATAACCCTTTATGTCGTAAGAAAAAACGCGAACGAGATAGGGTATAAAGATTCAGCTCCATGTAAGAGATGTGGAGAGTTTATGAAGTCGCTAAAAATAAAAAAAATAATCTGGAGCGATGGAAAAGGAAATATGGTAAAAAGTAAAGTGAAAGATTATGAGACGGAACACATAAGTCAAGGAAATAGATTTTTAGATAGAAATAATTATTTTTGTAAAATATAATGAAATAACAAAAATAAAAATTTTTTTATGTATTTGGGGTGTTACCACTAGGGTTAGGATTTGGATAATTAGAACTTCTTTGAACAAGATCAGTATAATTACCCGGTGTTGAAGTTCCCGGGGTCCAATTGGTAGGTAAAGCGCCATCAGCTTGTGCCTCTTGCCAGGTTAAATAATTAATTTGACAACCGATAGCAATAGTAGAATTGGTTTTTGTTCCTGTATTTGTAAGTTTATGAGCAGGTTGTTTAGTATTATGATTTAATTTCATAGGGAATGGTTGTTTATAAGAAGGGGTAGGTAAACAATTATTTAAAGAAACACCGCCAGTAGTAATATATTGACCTTGTGACATGGCAGGTTGGTTAAAGTTTTTAGCATATGGCATTCGGATATATTTTTTAGTTCCGATGTAATAAGAACAGGCATTTTTGTTACCAGAACAAGAATATATATAAGGATCAGTATCAGTAGTAGTGGCACAATTACCATTGGATTGAACATTAATAAAGACACAAGAACCATATTTTTTGGTTAAATTTTCAATATAAATAGATTGATCTCTAGAGCCAGATCTAGACTGAGAATCATCTTCTTGAACCCAAAAATTAGGATAAGTTCCTTTCATCCATTTATATTTGGTATCAATCATACCTGCATTATTAATGGATGATTTTTTAATAATTTGGTTATCATTAGTGCAACAACTACCAGAATTTAATCCCCCACCTGGATTTGAAGTGACAAAATATTTACCGAGATTTCCACCATAACCTTTTGCAGCAGTGCCTTTATATGGTGTTCTAGTGGTATTAGATACCATTCTAAATTGACCGACACCACCAATATTTCTATATCCTCCATTTAAAGAAAATCCATTAATTCCTCTTCCAGATATAGGAGCAAATCTTCTGTTATGGCGTGATTTTTTTTTAAGTGTTTGAAGAGACATATAAAATAGCATTAGAAATTAAAAAATGATAAATAGGCGTTTTGAAATATCTTTATTTAAACATAATTTTAATGTTTGATAAACTTTTGTATATTTATAATAATCTAAAATTTCTTCATTAGAGAGATTGGCAAATAAATAATTAGTTTGACGAAAACAATCAATAACAATTAAGGCTAAATTAAAAAGGAAATCATTTTTATGAGATAGGAAAGGTATAGAATTATTTATTAAAAACAAGGGAGATAAATAAGGATTATTTTTATTATATACTTCAGAAACTAATATATTATTCAAATTATCAATATTATAAAACTTATTAAAATTACAAATAAAAAAATGATTATCATCAATAACTAAAATATCAGATAAATCTAAATAGGAAATAGATAATGAGTGTTGTTGAAGAATATATAATTGATTATAGAGAGAAATTAATAGTTTATTAGCAGTACAAATAGAAAAATGATTAGATAGAATAAAATCTTTTAAAGAATACACATTCTTAGCATAAAATTTGGTTTCAAAAGGAAGTTGGAGAGATTCCACAAAAATAGAAAAAAAAACGGAATCATTATCTTTAAAATAATAATTATTATTATTATTTTCAATAGTAATAGAACCAATATTCATATATAATGTAAAAAATAACTTTTATATTATATTAAGTATTTTATAAAGGCGATTTATATAAAGAACATTTCCAAAACCATGGAAAATCATATACAATTTTTACAGTATTTCCCAATAAGAATTTATCTTTAATAATATTTACCCTGTCATCTTCATTATTCCAAGAATGGAAATGAATAAATATTTTTCTAAAATTTTTATCATTAGTATTAATCATGTCTATTTTTTTTATTTTACCCAAATTAAGTTTGGTTTGAAATATATCTTGAATAAAATGTTTATGTATAGAGGAATACACTCTTGGAATACAAATAGAAGGGTTATTATTGTCAGAATTAATAGTAGACATAGTGAATATTATAATTATGAAATATTATTTATATTCAATTTTAAAATAAATTCACTAATAATGAGAATATATAAAACTCACTAATATTACTGTTTCCTGTAATATATATATACGAAATTATATATTTTTTATGTTTATACACACAATGAAAAGAAAAAAATAATAGCTGTTAGGAAACAATGAAGAGTCTTTCAATTAGGCGCTCTTCTATCCATATATAATTATATTTATTTATTTAAATTGTTTGTTTATAGTATTTACAATTATAAAACTTTTAAATATAATATAAAATATATATAAACATTACATCATAAATAAAGTATATACCAATTGACTTTAATCTAAGATAATGGGAAGATTTGATTCTTTAAAGGAGAACCCTTTTAGTTCTCCAAATGAAAAAGACAATAAAAATAGAAAAGATAATAGAGAAAGAAAAGATAATAGAGAAAGAAAAGATAATAGAGAAAGAAAAGATAATAGAGAAAGAAAAGATATACCAGATAGATTTAAATTAAATGATGAAACAAGAAAAGATGTAAAGGAACTAAATAATAATTCAAAATAGGAAGAAAAAAAAAATAAGGAGCAAGTGAAACAGGAGCAAGTGAAACAGGAGCAAGTGAAACAGGAGCAAGTGAAACAGGAGCAAGTGAAACAGGAGCAAGTGAAAGAAGAAATAATAAAGCCAAAAGAAGAATCAGTCTGGATAAAAAAGATAAAAACACAACAGAAAAAAGTAGAAGAAAAGATAAATATGAATGATCCAAAATATTGGGAAGGACCTATATGGATAGGGCCTGTATTTATAAGAGGAAACAAAATAGGAGATAATTGGAAAAAATATATAGAAAATGCAAATAAGTTATCCTCCGCTATAATAATACCTAATATGAATACAAAATGGAGTAGAGACGGAGTGAATTGGTATAATAGTTATGAGGAAACATTTAGTCCAGAACATTTGAAAAAAATAGAAGATTATGAATGGAAAAAAGAAATGAAACTATTTGCCCAAAGAACAATGGAAATACATGAAAGAAGAAGAGAAGAGTCAGAAAGACATTATATGGAAACGGGTGAAATAGATGATTTTTTGTGGGCAGAAATAGAACATCAAAAATATGAAGAATATTGTGCAAAGTTAGAACAAGAATGGGAAGAGGCGGAAATAGAAGAGGAAAGAGAAGAAGAGGAAGAATATTTAGAAGAGGAAGATTATGATTAGTTAAAACCAATAAGAATAAATATAGATAATAAGTAATGGATAGTGATTTTGATGATGATTGGATAAATAAATATGAAGCCGAAGAACAAAAATATGAAATATTTTATTCAGAAGGAGTGAAAAACTTAAAAGTAAATTGTTTATATATAAATAACAAAAATGAATTAGAGAAAGTAACAGAAAAGGAAATAAATTTAAATAAAGAAAATCGAATTCAAAAAGAAGAATTAATAAGATTGATTAGGGAAAACGACATTATAGACAAAACGAAATATAAATTAATATCAATATTAGTTTATAATTTTAATTTGGAAAATAATGAATTAAAAAATTTCTTAAGAGAAAGTCAAGAATTTGAACTATTAAAAAATTTAAAAAATATAGATGATTATTCATTAGAATCAAGTTTAAGTTACTTTCATAATTTAAACAATTTATATATTATTTTTAATGCCATAGAAAAAACTAGTAATGTCAATACTAAAAGAGTAAAATTTAATTTACAAAAGGGTAAAACTAGAAGAAAAAAAAACTAACGGAATTAATAGGTGGTAAATAATTTATAAAGCAACTTAAAGAGATATATATGATATATGCATACACAATGGCAGCACTCGTAACCGCGCTAGACATGAAGAATTCTATTCAATATGGGGAGAACAATCATATTGAATATAGTTGGTCGGAGGTACAGCAAGAACAAATATGTCAGTTATATTTTCAATTAGTAAGAACTAACGATGTAAAACAAATAAAAAAATTGAAAAGTGTATATAGAAAAATTTACGAAGAGGGAGATAGAGAGAAGAAGGTGGTTATGTTGAAAATTTTGGCTAATACTAGAGATATTGATGAAGGAAAAGGAGAATATGCATTGAGTCTAGAGTTACTGGATGAATTGATGGATATTGACGAGAGAGTTGGCAAAGAGATGTTAAAAAGATTTGTTGGATTTAAGAGTGAGGAAAAACCTTTTGGAAGTTGGAAAGATTTGAAATATTTTATGAATATTAGAAAAGATCGCTCTGTAAAAATAGTTGATTTATATGTAGATCAGATGAGATTGGAAGAAACAAGAGGTAATAATAGTTTAGTGTGGAAATGGAGTCCCAGAGAAAAAAGTAGAAAATTTGGCTGGATTTTTGAAGAAATTGCGAAATGTTATTTTGCAGAGTTTGGTAAATATGAGTGGAACAATAAGGCAATAAATAAAGCCAAGACGCAATTAAGAAAGAAAATTTCCGCTAAAAATCGTTATTTGGATACCACTCAGATAAAGCAATGTGAAAAACATTGGGCTGATATAGACTTTAATCGAGTAACTTCAGTAACAATGAATAAACAGAGAGGAGCTTTTATGAATAAGAAGAATGTAGATAGTGAAGATAGAATTCAATGTAAAAATAATTTGGAAAAATATATGGAAGATGTGAAGAGTGGAAAAAAGGAGATGAAGGGAAAAAATGTTGGAATGATTGATTTTGTAAAACAAGCTCTTAATTGCCATGATGAGAAGGATAAAGAATTTTTGAATGAACAATGGAAAAGTAATAGTAAACATACTAGTAAGTTGGGAGATATCATTCCTATTATAGACACATCAAGTTCAATGGAGAATGATGAGATGAAACCATTGTTAAGTGCGATTGGTTTAGGTCTAAGAGTGGCAGAGAAGAGTAAGTTAGGAAAAAGAGTAATGACTTTTAATGCAAAGCCAGAATGGATAAAGTTAGATGATAAAGAGGATTTTGTAGCCGATGTTCAAAAAATTAAAGAAATTCCTTGGGGAATGAATACCAATTTTCATAAATCAATGGATTTGATTTTAGATACAGTTGTAGAACATAGACTTCCAGCTGAAGAGGTAGAAAATTTAAGCCTAGTCGTGTTTTCAGATATGCAATTTGATGCTGCTGAAAATAGAATGGATTCTGAAGAAAGGTTTGGAAGTAAGACAGTAAGAGAAATATTAGATAAGAAATATCATGCTGCAGGAATGAAGATTTGTGGTAAGCCATACAAAGTTCCTAAGATAATTTTCTGGAATCTAAGAGTAACATCGGGATTTCCAGTAATGTCTTATCATGATGGTTATGCCATGATGGCTGGTTACAGTCCAACTGCTTTGAATGAATTTTCAGAAGACGGTTTACAAAGTTTTACTCCTTGGAATGTATTATTGAAAACATTGGATAAAGAAAGATATAATAAGTTGAGTGAATTAATTGAATAAAAAAATATGTTTAAAAAAATATTAATTAATTATAATAATGAATATTTTTAATATAGATATGAGTAATAATTTGAATACTAATATTCCAAGATTTAATCCGTTTCGAATAGATATAAGTTTAAACGATACTGAAATAGAGGAAATGAATAGAAGAATAGAAAACAGATTTGAACTATTAATGGAAAGAGTTTTATTTGGAAATTTTTTATTAGGAAATCAGAATAGTGCAGATGTTTTAGAACGGTCGTTTAATGTGGATAATAAATATAAAAATGTAATATCTGATAAAGCAAAGGAAGAATTAAAAAAGATAAATTATAACAAAGAAGACTGTGTAAATGATGTTTGTCCAATAAGTCAAGAAAAATTTGAGGAAAATGAAGAGATAACCATATTACCATGTAAACATGGATTTAATAGTGAATATATAGAAAATTGGTTAAATAAACAAAGTAGTGAATGTCCAGTATGTAGATATAAATTTGAAAGTAAAGAAATAAAAAATGAGGATTATAAAGAAGAAGAAGATATAAATCAAAGTCGAAATAATTTTTTAAATTCAATAAATTCAGTAGAAAATATTATTCATCCATTTGGAAGAAATCAAATTTTTAATACAATTCCACACTCTTATATAAGAAGTATACCTCAATTTAGAAGTGAAGAAGAAATGTTAAATGAAGCAATAATGAATAGTTTAAAAGATATTTCAGGAAATCATTAAATATCATCGATATCAACTTCTTCTTCTTCATCGAATTTAATCGTATTTAAATCTGTTTTTGTATTTTCAATAATGTCTTGATATTTTTCATCAGGTTCATCGCCTGTAGTAAAATCAAAACCAGTATCACCAGTAGGTTCTTTATCGTGATTACTTTTTAGTTGATTGAACAGAATATTACCAGATTTTTTTAATTTTTCTTTTTCAGCTTCAGTATATACTTCTAATAAATCACACTTAGCATTTTCAGGTGATTCGTATTCACGAATACCAACTAAAACCCAACCTCCTAAAATTACTGTATTATCTCTCTTACCTCTACCTCTAAATTTATTAGGTATAATTACTAGTCTCTCTTTACCAGTAGGATCTTTAATTTGAAAACGACCAAATCCAAATAATTTTTCAACAACACCATAGATTTCCAAAGGTTCTGTGGGATTGGCTAAACGAATCTGTTTTTGAACAGGCGCACCAAGGAACTTTCGTCCCATTTTCTTACTTTTATTACCTCCTTTTGCGTTCTTGACCATATTGTCTTTTATAATAATTAAAAAATAATATTATTTAATTACTTCAATTTTTTTTTAATATGAAAATCTAAAATCTTCTGGTAATTCAAAAATACAATCATTTTTAAATATATTTTCATACCATTTTTTCCAATTATGTTCTTCTATGTTATACATTCTTTTATTGATTGTTTCTTGCGATTGTTCATCAGGGTCATATCCCCATTGGCTATAAAAATTTTCCAATTCATCATCATCTTCAAATTCAATTTTTTCTTTTTCAGAATTAATAATAATTTTATATTTATCAAATCGTTCTTTCCATAATGGACAATCATAAGCATAATATTCCCAATGATGCCAAATTAATTCATTAATATTTTCTACATGTTCTCTAGTCAAATAAAATGCAGAAATACTTTTTGGTATGGAAAACATTCTTTTATAAGAAAGTGTTTTATAAATTTGTAAATTATTATATTGGGTTAAAGGGATTGAAGCATTATGAATATTAAAAATATCTTCTAATTCTGGATTTGATATAGAAATATACATTTTTTTTTGAGTAATATTATAATCTTTATTGAATTCTAATAAACAAATAATAGACCATATTTTATGTATTGTATTATGATAAGAACAATTATAAATGTCATTTAGTAGAGTTTGGTTATTAGAATCAATATTGTAATATAAATATATACAATCCCATAAAGATTTGTCAACATGTTCTGGTAATGAAGAAACAGCAAAATGATATAATTTTTTATTTAAAAATCTAAAAAGGCCATGATATTTAGATGGATAATCATTTAACCAATTAGGTTTTTTACCACGAAAAATGTAATCAATTTTTTTAATTTGAGAATTATATTGTCGTGTAATAAATATTTGAGAAGAAGGGGTTAATTTAAATAAATTTTTAACAACAGTAAGTAATGAATTAAAAGAATTATGATTATATTTTTTTTGAAAGAAAGAGAGAAATTGTGGAGTATGAATGAAATAAAAGTCAAAATAAATAAACCATAATAATTCCCAAGATTGTTTATGGAAACCTGATAAATATAATTCAGAAATCCAAAAATAGCATTCATTAAGGGAAGTTTTTTTTAAAATAGATTCGATAAAAGCCAAAGCGACTTCATCAAATATATATAAATATCGCGTTAAAATCACTTTAGACATATTTACTAATAATAATTAATAATTAATAAATATTTCAATTTTTTAATATATAGATGTATATATATTATGGCAAACGAATGGCGTGCACATGTTAAGAAAACCATGGAGGAGATGAAAAAGGCGGCTCCTAAGGGAACTACTGTAATGTTGAAGGATGTATTAAAGAAGGCAAAAATGACTTACAAAAAGGGAACTTCTGAGAAACATATGGTTCATCATAAGAAAACTGCTAAGAAACACGGAAAGAAACACGGAAAGAAAAGTACCAGAAGAAGAAGAAGAACAGGAAAGAAATAAATTAAATAAGAAATAAAATATTATTAATAGTATTAATTATATTTTTATTTCTCTCTTTGGGAGCACATTGTATATATGTCATAAGGGTTTCATACAACAAATATTCTTTTAATAAATCAGAATAATGTTGAATAAAAAAATAACAGAGTGAGTAATAAGACCAGGTATGTTTAAATTGTAATAAGTATTTTATAATTTGTGCAGAATCAAAATGAATAAAATATTGTAAAGTGGGTAAAATAGAATAAATTTGTATTTTCTCTCTATTAACAGTATAATTATTCAAAATAATATTGAGATGTTCGATATCTAATGTTGATAAATTATTATGAATAAGATAGCAAATAACAAAAATATCTATTGGTATAAAAGGGTTAGAGAGAAAATCAATGTGAAAATAAGATTTAAAGGTTGAATAATTAATTTTTTTAAAATCCAAAGAAAAAGAAAAGTCGTTTAACAAAGGTAAATTATTTGAAGTAATAAAAGGTGTTGGAGAAATAATATAGCAAATAGAAATTTTTTGAAGTAGAGAAGAAGAAATAAAAACATGATAGAGAGATTTTCGAAAATTATAATGAAAAATAAAAGGAATTAAATTAGGTTCATAAAATTTGATTAATTTAAATTTAATTTTGGATAAAATAGAATTAGAAGAAGAAATAGGTAAACAGTTACTATTTTGGTCTAAATTTGTAAAGCTATGAATTGGATTATGATAAATATAAAAAAAAGGTATATTTTTAATTTTATTGGAAATGGAGATAGAATTATTAATAGAAAAGGATTCTTTAACCAATAAACTCATTATATTAATTTATATATAATTTTTAAGTTAATGTTCCGAAACAATAGAATTATTATCATTTGATTTTTGTTGTGTAAATATGAAGTATCTATTTTTATATGTCTTTTTAAATTTTAATTTAATATCTTCCCGTGATAATTCTTTTTCAAGCAATCTATTTGCTTCCTCATCGATTAGTTCTTTATATTCATTTGTAAATAATTCAAATGCGGAAGATGGTTTAAAAGTAGGAGAATCAAAATTATCTGTAATATGTTTATCCATTTGTTCAATAATATCTGTTTCAATAGAAATATATTGTCTTCTCTTTTTTGGCTCTTTCTTGGGAGCCTTTTTTCGGTAATAATATCTACCACTCTTGTACATTTTTTCTATAATATTTCCATCATATCCTTGTTGTCTGAGTTTTTGACATTCTTGTTCAACAATATCATCATTAGATTGTAACCATAATGTCCAATTATCTTTATAAGTTATTCTATCATCATGTTGATGTAATTTGGAAAATGATAAAAGTTGGTTATTAAAATCAGTAGAGAATTTAAATCGGAAAATAGTATTTTCAGTGTCCATTGTAATAATAATAAAAATAAATAATATTTTTAAAACTTCAATTTTTTAATATACTAATAAATAAAATGCTAATATATTCTCTGAGTAGTATACCTTATTATAATAGTATTGTTCAAGAATATTCTAATATATTAATATTAAATAAAATGCCAGAAGGCCCATTAAAAGATATATGTCAACAAGTAAGACAAAATAAATTATCGCCATTTGAATCTAATACAAATATATGCAGAAAACCAAATTGTGTAATAGCAATAAAAGATGATACAAATAGTTGTGGATTTTTATGTATTAATGATTTACCAAATTTATTTGAATTTTTAATCAATAATGGCTATACAATAGATCAAAGTATAACAAAAGTATTTCAAAAAACAACAGTGAAAATGAATGGAGAATTAATATGTATAATAAAATATTAAGTAAAATAATAAAAAATTGAATTCATATATATTTATAAATGAATTCAATAAAAACAATGAATACTGAAGCTAATTCAATTCAAGAATATTTAAAAAGTTTAAATGAACAAGAGAGAAAAACATTAGAAATAGCAAAGGAACATTTAGGTTCATCATTTAATATTAACAAGAGTATAGGTTATATAAAATGGAAAAGCAAACAAACAAATTGACTTTAAAAAAGGAACTGAGAAAAAGGCACTACTCAATATGTTTGCGTGTATATTTTTTTTTATTCTTTTGACTTGTTTTTGCCTTTCTTTTATTATTTTGTTTTAATGAATAATTCATTTTTGGAAGAGTTTTATTAAATAATTTTAATGTTTTTCTTAGTCTATTTCCGGCTTTTTGTATTTTATTTCTTATTTTTCTATTTGGTATATAATCTCTCGTACTTCCTCCATTTTGTCCTGTATTATCTTTTTGAGTATTTTGTCCTGTATTATCTTTTTGAGTATTTTGTTTTATATTTGATGTTGTTGGTGCTTTTGATGCTGTTGTTGTTGATGGATTTGTTGATGATGGATTTGTTTTCTGTTGTGCTTCTTTTAATGTATTTTTAGCTTGTTCTACAGCAGTCTTTATTCTTTCTATTCCAGCATTTACTTTATCTTCTGTTCCTTTTACCATTTTTGCATTTTGCTCTGCTAATTGTCCTCCCTTTTCTGAAAAAGTACTCGCCACATTCATAGCTGAATTAAAACCTTTTCCTATGGCTAAAAATAAATCTAATAATCCTCCAACCCATGGTATTTCTGCTAAAAATGCTTGTGATACCGACACTCCCGTTGCTGTTGCCCCTCTAACTGATTTTTCAGCTACTTGCTCAAACATTTGTATTCCTTCATCTGTTACTTTATTTAATTGTGGTTTTATTTCTTCCATTATTTCTATCATACTAACTCCTGCTGCTTTTGCTATCTCTCTTATAGCTTCTTTTGTTGCTGGATTAGTAGATAATTCTTTTAAAACACCTGCTAATAATATTAATTTTTTATTTAATTCTGGACTTAGCTCGTCTAGTGGAGTATCTAATAATTTCCCTTCTCCAGATGCTTCCATGGATAAATCTAACATTTCATTTACAAATTCTTCACTCCATTTAACTCCTGTTTTTAATATAGCAATTCCCATATTTTTTGCTTTATCTAAACCTCTGTTAAATTCACTTTTTATTGTTCCTGGACCTAAAGATTTTGAACTAACTTCTTGATATTTTTTTAATTGTCTTTCTGCTTCCCCTATTAAAGCATTTAAATTATTTGCCTCTTTTTGTATTTTTTGTTCTTGTGATTCCTCATCTTCAATTGCACCACCAGTTTGTGGCCTTTTTTCCAGTTCCATCTGGAATTGTTTACTTACTTCAGCAAATCCACTCAATATAACACTTAGTAAATTTATTATAGAGCCTCCTACATAAGACAATGATAATTTAGGATCTCCGCTTAATGCCATATAATATTTATCTGCTTCTTCTTGACTTTTTAATGAAGAATTTTCTTTCTGTAATGAATCTATTTGTTCATTATTTTTATTTATTGCTTGCATTATTATTAATTTAATTTTTTCTTTTTGTTCTTCTGGAGGTAAATCTAATAAACTTGCCATATATATATTCTATTGTTACTTTTTTTCTTTGTTTTTTTCTTGTAATCTCTTAAAACTAGCGAAGTCTAAAATTTCAAAACCCTCCTTATCTTCTATCTTATAATTATCACTTTGTAAAAATTTATATTCATTTATTTTACCTTTATATGAATATCTATTAGCTTGTTGTCTTATTATAAATTTCTTATTTAGTGTCTTGGCTCCACCTGAACCCTTTCTATTATAATTTTTAAAGGACGCAAATAATTCATTCTTATTTTCCTTTTTCTTTATTTCTTCTTTTGGCTTTTCCTTTTTCGCTTCTTCTAACTCTTTTTTTATATCCACTACTATTTTTTTACAATTAAATTGAATAGCATATTTCCTTGCTATAGTCTCCAAATGTAAATAACTTATATCTTTTGTATCACAATAATACATAAAAGACTCTTTTTCAAAATCATAATACATTATTACATTTCCTTTCGGTGTGTTTTCAAATATTATATTCTTTTTTAATCCTTTCACATAATCTTCCTCTAATTCATTGCATTCTAATTTATCAAATTTGTCATAATATTTATTTTCATATGGTTCTTCTTTTTTCTTTTCTATTATGTTTTCCAATTTTTTTTCTTTGCTAAAAAATTGCTTAAATAAAAAATAACTAGAAAGTGATATTCCTACTGATCCTAATATTATTAATGGAAATCTATATTTGGAAATAAACATATAACTAAATATAAACTTATATTTTTAAATCTTATTTTCTATTTCTTGTTTTCTTATTTTAAATAATTCTTGAACTTCGTTTTGTAAATTTGCTACCTTTATCCTCTGATAATCTTTATTTTTATTTTCCGGATGCAAACATACCAAATATAATTCATCCACTATTTTATCGTATTTTTCCTCCAATATTGTCTTATAAGTATTCAATTGTAAACTATAATGCCAAAAATTTGTATCTGGTAAATGCTCTATACATTCTTTATTACCCCATTTATTAAACCCACTTGTTTTGGTTATTTCTTTACATCTTTTCCAATCATAAATGAGTAAATGACCATCTGGTTTCTCAAACACCATATCTATTGATCCTGAAATTTTAACATCTTCGTGGAATACTGTCCATTCTGTTCTATATGGCTTCAAGTCCCCATAATCTCTCAAGAAATTCTTGAAATATTGATATTCTATGGAATCATTTTCATTAGGACATTCATTATAATAACATTCTATATCATAATGCATCTTTGTTCCTGCGGAAGCTGATTCATCTCTATTTTTGTCCCACATTGCTTTGATTTCGTCTTTTGTTTTTCCGTAATATTTATTACCTGGTTGCCAGCTACTTGAACTCATCATTTTATCTATAATAGCATCTGCATTAAAATGTTCAAAATGACTATGATTCCAGGTAGTACAGGAAATATATCCTTCTGAAGATCCATCTATGTAATAAATATGAGGTCCCTCATCAAAGACAATTCGCTTATCACGAGGATGAGGATGTAACTTTGCTAAGTAAGTTGGTG